TGAAATCAAAAAAACATATCGTGGAAACTTTAGTTCACGAATACCAACATTATCTACAATCTCCTTTGTGGATGAAAAGATATTACACTATGGGTTACAATTATAATGACCACCCATACGAAGTACAGGCATATAACGAAGAAAAAAATTATAAATTATTCATTTAAACCTTAAAATATGTATTATACACAAAACGAAGTAAACGATTTAAAAGGAGTAATTGGACAAGTGTTCTCTAACAACTTCGCTCCAACCTTATGTTCAAAATTAATTGGTGTTTATCCTGAAAAGGGTTATGTAACTTATATGGATGAACGAGGAAGATACGAATCTAATAAACATATTGAACCACGAAGAGGTGTACACAAAATGAGTATTGATACAGCTTGGAACTCTTTCTTTTATTAAAATTTAAAAATATGATAGATACTTGGACTAAAGAACAATTCCTACAAGTAATGAGTGATTTATACAAAGAGGCTTATGGTATAAGACCTCGTGGTGTAGATTATGAATCTTGGAGTTTACAAGAACTCAAAGATGAGTGGAAACGATTGGAAGTGATAGCCAGAGAAGAATTTTGGTATCAAGATTAAAAAACACAAATTAATATATTTATAAGAACAAATAAAGGTATATATGAAAATAGAATTATTAGCTTACAGAAACGATAAGGTTATCGTTCTTACACATAACAAAGTAGCATCAAGAGTTTGTGATGCATTATTTCCACCAAGAAAATATCACATAACACTAAATCCACAAGATTTAACTGATATTACTTCTAATCCAACCGAATCCGGTAAAGATACAATAGTAGAAGATTTGAAATTAATTTTAAATGGAAAATCAAAAAAAGAATTAATTTTATTATATAGAAATCCAATTGATAGATGGATTTCGGGAACATTACAAGAATTTTATGGACAAGTTGATTCAAAAAATTTATATTTTTGGTGTAAACAATTTGATAATCCAAAGGTATATGAATGGTTTTCAACTACAAATATAAGCAGACCAGGATTTGAATCATCCCAATCAGTACCACCAGAATCTATAAGAGTTGAAACAAAAGTTTTAGTTAGAGATTTTTTTGACCACCTAAAAAACTATGGACACTTCTCAGGTCATTCTTCTCCTTTCTTACATGCATATACAATATTATTAGCTGGAACTAATATAGATTCGAATAAACTTAAATTCTTAAATATAGATGATGTTGATGCTAAGTATCTTATTAAATATGTTGATACAACAGACAAAAAAATATCTAAACAAATATCAGAACTACAAGAAAAAGTAAATTATTCTAACTCTTATTTCAAAAATCTTTTCAGAACACAATGGGAATCTATATTTAGAAAAGAAAAAGCTTTTGCAGATTTGTTTATATTTGAACAACCTCATTATGAGTTTATTCAAGGACATCCAAATAATATAGTTGTTGAAGTCAAAAAACCATCAAAACTACAAGAAAAAATAAAGGCAACAACTAAACAAAGAAAAAATCCAGAAAAACTTTAAAAAACATTTGGAATTGTAAAAATAATTTCGTATATTTGTATAAACAAATTTAAAATATGAGCAAAGTTATATCTAAAAAATCAAAAGAACACAAATTTAATCCAATTAAAGTAGAACCCCAATATGATGAGGTTTTACAATATGATAATCCTGAAGTTGTTGCAGAAATGGAAAAACAATGGCCAGAGATGACAACTGAATTCAAAAGGATTATGTTTACCCAATATGAACTTTTTTGTTTAAAACAATCTAACTATGGACCAGATAATATATCTGTTGGTTCTGATTTAAAAACAGAACAAGATAAGAGAGTATCTCTCACAGGTCTTTGGTTTAGAATGAATGATAAGATTCAAAGATTAAAACAATTAGTTGTACTTGGAAAACAAGATAATATTGGAGAATCATGTGAAGATACATTCCAAGATTTATCAGTATATGGTATCATTGCACAATTAGTTTCAAGTGGTAAATGGGCTAAATAATTGTTAATAAAATTCCTTAAACTTCGGTGTGTTTTTGGAATTTTACTATATTTATATATACACCGAGTGTTAATAAGTTTGGCACTCAAAACTTAAACTTAAAAAATTAAAATTAATTAAAACTAAAAGGTAAAAATTATGGCATTAGACATTAACGCAATTAGAAGCAGACTGAACAAACTGCAAAACACACAAAGAAAAACAGATGCATTATGGAAACCAACTCCAGGTAAGCATCAAGTAAGAATTGTTCCTTACAAATTCAACAAAGACAATCCATTTATTGAATTGTACTTTCACTACAACATTAACAACAAAACTTATCTTTCACCACAATCATTTGGTAGACCAGACCCTATTGTAGAGTTTGCGGATAAACTAAAAAGAATGGGTGATAAAGATGATTGGAAAGCTGCAAAAGCTATGGAACCAAAGTTAAGAACTTTCGTACCTGTTGTTGTAAGAGGTGAAGAAGGTGAAGGTGTAAGATTTTGGGGATTTGGTAAAACTGTATATCAAGAAATTCTTGGTTACATTGCTGACCCTGACTATGGTGATATCACCGACCCAACAAGTGGTAGAGATTTAACAATCGAGTATAAATCAGCAGAAGAAGCTGGTACTACTTATCCAACTACTACTATTAGAGTTAAACCATCAACATCACCAGTAAGTGAAGATGCTGAAAGAGCAACTGCATTTATTGAATCACAAACTGAAATTACAGATTTATATTCTGAATTATCTTATGATGAATTAAAATCAGTATTAGAAGGTTGGTTGAATCCAAGTGGAGAAGGTGAAACTGAAACAAAAAATGAATCAGTATCTCAATCAACACTTTCAACTGAAACTAAAAGTGAACCAGTAGCTAAAACTACAACTTCAGATTCTAAAAAAGAAGATGTAGCAGCTGCATTTGATGATTTATTTAATAATTAATTCCAAACTAAATGGCGAAAAAGAAAGCAAAAGAGCTTGACTTGGCAGATATTCTGGCGGGTGAACTTAACAAACAATCAAAAGATTCTAAAGTAGCATTCTTCCTTAATGAAGATGAGGCTCCTACAAATGTAGAGGGATGGATTTCAACAGGATGTGCTATGTTAGATGTTGCAATCTCCAATCGCCCTTATGGTGGTTTACCTGTTGGTAGAATCACAGAAGTTACAGGTTTGGAACAAAGTGGAAAATCATTAGTATCTGCACACTTGTTGGCGGAAACCCAAAAACAAGGTGGAGTTGCTGTATTGATTGATACTGAAACTGCAGTAAGTAGAGAATTTTTAGAAGCAATCGGTGTTGACGTTTCTAAACTTCTTTATGTATCGGCAGATTCTGTTGAACAAATTTTTGACTTTACTGAAACTATCATTGAGAAAGTTAGAGAAACTGAAAAAGATAAGTTAGTTACAATTGTAGTAGATTCAGTTGCTGCGGCTTCAACTAAAAACGAGTTGGCAGCTGATTATGGTAAAGATGGATATGCTACTGATAAGGCTATTATCATTTCAAAGGCGATGAGAAAGATTACCAACATGATTGGTAGACAGAAAATCTCATTAGTATTCACTAACCAACTTAGACAAAAGATGAATGCTATGTTTGGTGACCCATGGACAACTTCAGGTGGAAAAGCTCTTGCTTTCCATGCCTCTGTAAGATTGAGATTGAAGGGAATGGGACAAATCAAACAAAAGGTAAACGGCAAAGATAAGACGGTTGGAATGAAGGTTCGTTGTCAAGTAATTAAAAACAGAATGGGGCCACCTCTAAGAGCGGCTGATTTTGAAATTTACTTCGATAGAGGAATCGATAATTATGGTTCATGGCTAGGAGTCATGAAAGAAAACAAATTAGTAAAACAAGCAGGAGCTTGGTACACTTACATTGATACAGAAACAGGTGAAGAATTGAAATTCCAATCTAAGGATTTTATTCCTTTAATGGATGAAAGAGTAGATGTTAGAGAACAAATCTATAAAAAGATATGTGAAGAAACAATCTTACAATACAAATCTGATACACTTGATATTGATTCAATGGAAATTGATACCGAAGTACCTGAATAACTCTAAATTAAAAACTATGGATAAGACACTATATGATATGTTAATGAAAAGTGCAGAAGCAGATAAAGCAAAAGCACTCCTTTCATTAGAACTTCTTGGAAACAAGGCGGTTGGTATTGGTGACCATTCTACTGAAGATTTCTACAAAAATGCAGAGGAAGCTCTGATTAAGTTAGTAGATGCTGATGATAGAATAGGAACATTACAAACTTACTTTGACGGAAAAACAGTTTTATAATGAAAAAACTTTACAAGAACATTTTAGATTCGGTTGATAGAGATAGAGACCAAAATATCAATAGACACAAGAACTCTCGTGTCCTTATTATTGATGGTCTTAACACATTTATCAGATGTTGGTCATCTATTCCTACAATGAATGATGATGGTGACCATGTTGGTGGTGTGACTGGAGCATTGAAATCTATTGGATATGCAATTAGACAAACTCAACCGACTCGTGTTGTTGTAGTGTTTGATGGGAAAGGTGGTTCCCAACGAAGAAAGAAAACTTTTAGTGGATATAAAGCACAGAGAGATAAAAACAAACTCAGAGTTAACAGACAGTACGCTGATTTGATGAACGATGAGGATGAAAGAGAATCTATGAAAAGACAATTCGTTTGGTTAAATGAAATGTTATATGGATTGCCTCTCACAACTATGATATATGATGGTGTTGAAGCCGATGATATCATGGCTTACATATCTACTAAACTTCTTAAAGAAGATGAACAGGCGGTGATTATGTCAACTGATAAGGATTTCCTTCAATTAGTTGATGATACAACCATCGTCTGGTCACCCACCAAAAAGAAAATGTACAATACTAAATTAGTAAAAGAAGAATATGGAATTGAATCCAAAAATCTTTTACTATATAGAGTATTAGATGGAGATAAATCAGATAACATACCTGGTGTTTATGGGTGTGGAATTAAAACTCTGGTAAAAAGATTTCCTGAGATTACCGAAGATAAAAAACTTTCGGTAGATGATTTGTTCGAATTATGTGAACAAAAAGTAGAAGAAACAAAAGGTAAAATAAAAATTTATAAAGATATTCTAAAATCCAAAAGACAAATCTTATTAAACGAAGATTTAATGCAGTTAGATGATGTTGATATTTCGGGTCAAATCAAAATGAAAACTTTGGATAGATTCAATGAACCAATCCAACCACTAAACAAAATAGATTTTATGAAAATTCTATTAAAATACAAAGTAATCGGAAACTTTGGGGATATAAATGATTGGTTAAAAACCACATTTGGAAATTTAATTACAGATTAATTTGGTATTCTTAAATAATTTTCGTATATTTGTATAAGTTTTAAAAAGAGTCAATGCAAGAACAAACAGATACATTATCAAAATATGGACAATCTTTTCAATCAAAGGTTGTATCGGCACTTATTACTGATAATAAATTCTTAGATACAATTAGTGAAATAACCACTCCTAAGTTCTTTGAGAACGATGCAAACAAGTGGATTATATCTGAGATACTTTCCTATCATGAAGAATACAGAAAACCTCCCACATTGGATGTATTCAAATCACAATTATCAAAAGTAGATAATGAAGTTTTAAAGAAAACGGTAGTTGAACAACTCCGTCATGTTTTTACAAATATTGGTAATGTAGATTTAGATTACATAAAAAACGAATTTACTTCCTTCTGTATTAATCAAAATCTTAAAGGTGTAATTTTACAATCAGTAGATTTACTAAAGGCTGGTTCTTATGATAGAATCAAAGACTTGGTAGATTCAGCTATGAAAGTTGGACAACAAACTGATTTAGGTATGGATTATATCGAAGATTATGATGAGAGGATGGAAGATTTAAAAAGAACAACGGTTCCAACGAAATGGCAACCCATCAATGATTTAATGGATGGTGGATTAGGACCAGGTGAGTTGGGAGTAGTTGTAGCACCTTCGGGTGTAGGTAAAACTTGGATACTTACTGCAATTGGTGCAGAAGCTGTTCGAAGTGGTTTGAGTGTGGTCCACTATACAATGGAACTATCTGAACACTATGTTGGTGCCAGATACGACACTGTATTTACAGGTATCCCCTCAGTAGAATTGAAGGATAAAAAAGAAGAAGTAAAGGGTAAGATTAAGAATCTTCGTGGAAAACTACTTATTAAGTACTTTCCACCAAAAGGTGTTACAGTAAAAAAGTTACAGACTCATATCGAGAAGATGATTACATTAGATAACAAGCCCGATGTTATAATAGTGGATTACGCTGACCTTCTACTCTCTCACTCTAATAAGTCAGACTCTACTTATGCGGAGCAAGGAGGGGTATATATTGACCTTCGGGGAATGAGTGGTGAATTGGAAATTCCAATTTGGACTGCATCTCAAACCAATCGTTCAGCTATTGATTCCGAAGTTATCGAGGCAGATAAGATTGCAGATTCATATGCAAAGGTAATGAATGCGGATTTCATTATGAGTTGGAGTAGAAAATCAAAAGATAAATTAAATGATACTGCTCGAGCACATATTATGAAAAACAGATTTGGACCTGATGGAATAACATTTCCTTGTAAGATGAATACTAATACAGGTTACATTGAAGTTTATGAAGGTAATTCACCAGATGGTGTAATTGCACAGAAAGAAGCAGCAAGTGGACAATTAGAAACTAAAAAACTTCTACATAAAAAATATGTAGAAAATATGGGATAGATGAAATTAGTTGTAGCAGATTTAAATAATAGAACTATTTTTAGACCAATAGATGAAATCTATGGTGAATATAATACTAATGATACTGGTTTATGTAATCGTTTATTATGTTGGGAATTGTTAATGATTATTAATCATATACATGATAATAAATTTGAAGTTATTATAGATGACCAACAGAATCCTGAAACTAATAATTGTTTCGAGTTAGAAAATACAACAGTAACAGATGCTAGAAATATTGATTTCGATGAGTATTTACCAATTACTGATGAAATGGTTCAGAATATTATAAATGGTAAGTATAAATTAGAAGATGGAAATTATTATACTGATTTTACTAAAAGGCATATCAATGATTTTAAGGAAAATTATTCTAAAAGATTTATAAATACTCTCAAGTTTAAACACAACGATATAAATAATGATATTAAAGATATAGTATCTGATTCTATTGGAATCCATATTAGAAGAGGACGGGGAGTTAGGATACATGAAGATAATTCAATTGATTTGAATTTATTCGAAGGATGGAACCACGAGATATTATCAGAGTATATTCGAATGAAGATAAAGAATATGCCAGCTTGGAAATTTTTTCAATGGGATTTTATTAAGGATGATGTTTACTTTGAGATAATGGATAATATACTAAAAAAATCACCTAATCAAAAATTTTATATTTCTCATGATTTAAAATATGAACATTTCGAAAGATGGGTAGAAAAATATCCTAATAATTTAATTTTTAAAAATCAATTTTACGAGTTGTTATCTAATTGGGAAATTCCAATAGAATTACATACAAAAAACTTTTTAGACCTTTATTGTTTATGTAATACAAAAGAAATTTTTAGAGTACCTTCATCAACATGGAGTGATTTAGCATCAGATTATAATGGAAAGACTGGTATATATATAGAATTTGATTCTATGGAAGAAATGTTAGATAAAGTGTATCAAAAATCTTTGATATAGATTGGTAAAAAACAAAGTGAGTATAACAAAATTAAAATGTTTAAAAAATTAATTGAAAATCTATTTCGTTTTTCAATATATACTATAATTATAAACACGACCACATAGTTGGTCACTTCAAAAACAAAAATTAAAAAAGGAAAATTTATGGCAAATTCACAAGAACTATTTGAACAGATTAAAGATTTATTCGTTCAATTCGAGGATGAACACAACGGTTCATCAAAAGCAGCAAAATCAAGAGCTAGAAAAGCAATTGGTGAAATTAAAAAACTTGTAACAGATTACAGAAAAGCGTCAGTAGAAGAAAACAAATAAGGTTATAACATGAGTAAATTATTCCAAGAAAGAATCCCTTTCAAACCATTCGAATATCCAATCTACTATACAGAAGGTTGGTTGA